AGACCAGATAGTTTCTGCCTTGCGTGGTGCAGGCGCATACGTCTGGATTATTGGCTTACCAGTTGACCTGCTGGTTGGCTACAAAGGACACAGTTTCCTGATGGAGATTAAAACGGACTCTAAAAAGCGTTTAACGAAGCTACAAGCCGATTTTTTTGAGAATTGGTCAGGTAGTACCTTATGCAGAGTAAATGACGCTGAGAGCGCATTACGAATGATTGGAGTAGTCAAGTGATTATCCATCTGTCAAGCACAGAACAGGCGAAAACCAGTATTCGTCACAATTGGGAAAAGATAACTACGGCTCTGGACTCAGGCAAACATCTGACGATGGAGATAAAGCTAAAAAGCAAAACTCGTGAGCAAGAGGAAAAGTATCACGCAATGATTAACGACATTGCAAAGCAAGCGCAGCATTTAGGGGCTAAGTGGTCAGCAGATGATTGGAAACGCTTACTGGTTGACCAGTTTATGCGTGATGCTGGAGACTCTGGTGGGAAGGTAATCCCTAACCTTGATGGCACAGGAATCGTCCAGTTAGGGTTTCAGACTCGTAAGTTCACCAAAGAGCAAGCAAGCGAATTCGTAGAGTGGCTTTACTCATGGGTTGCAGAAAACGGAATAGATTGCAACCTATAGGTATAAACACCTAGTAAATACTTTGTTTAGTTTGCTATACTTACGTCAGCCCAAGCAATTCGCAAGGGTACTTTTAAGGAATACAAAATGAAATACGAATTTGACACAACAACTGGTGAAGGCTCTGTAATCGTTACTGTTGTGATGAGTTGTGAGCGTGACGAAGAAGGCACTTACAACGAAAATATTGAGGATGTAATCTACCAAAAGGTTTCGCTGATGGGCATCTTTACTGAGGCTCAATTCCGTGAGTTGGAGATTGAGGGCTGTATGCGTCTTTCTAAGCACATCTTGGAGGAAGCTGACCATGCAAAAATCATGGCTTACGAGGCTGAGTAAACAGGCAGTTTGGCGACTAATTCTTATTTCACTAGCTGCCTTTTGGTGGCTGGTGGTTTATTTCATAGGGGCTTTGTATGACTGAACTTTTAAAAGCGTTTGGCTGGCGCAAGCGTCAAGCTAACGAAGTAGTAGATAAAATCAGGAATGACACTCTTGAGGAAGTAGCCAAAGAAATAGAAAAATTTGATATGTTTGGTAAAGACACCATTTCAAGTTTTACTGTTGTCATTAGAAACATGAAGGCTTGTCCCCCATGCTACGGAAACTGTAACCAAGGCAGAAACTGCCCTGCGAGGAACACATGTCTAATGAAGAAATAGTTAAGTATCTTAAACAAATGTATAGCAATTGCTCGAATGTTCAAGATGAAGACGACATTCACAAGGATGCAAAAGACCTTGCAAGAGTAGTAAAAAGTGAGTTGAATAAACTAATTGTTAAAATAAATGAACAACAGACCCAATAATAGGGAACGACTCCACTTGGCAAAGATTAAAGAAATGCCTTGTGGGGTCTGCAATGCTTCTGGGCCAAGCGATGCACACCATATTGTTCAGCATAACCAATACTTATGTATTCCTTTATGCAAGGATTGCCATCAGGGTAGCTTCAACGGAATACACGGACAGGCTAGGATTTGGAAGGTTATGAAGTTAGACGAAATGGATGTTTTAAATTTAACTCTTGCAAATCTTTTCAGATAGCGCACAATGGACGCACTCAGTTGCCATTGAGACTTTAGAGGGACTTGTTCCCTCTTTTTTTTTATGAGATAATAAATAAACTCCATAGGGATAACCATGTCTGGTTTACTTGAGCCATCCGTAAAAATTGAGATTGAGATACAAAGCCAAGAGAAAAAAGGCGAAGCGTGTCCAGTTGCCACAAGTGACGTAGAAGTCAATCTTGAGTGTCGTCAGAAAGCCATCGACAAGGCGAACTATGGCCCGATGAATCCCAATGAGCCAAGCATGGATTACTGGCGTGACATTTCTAAGGCTTGGAGAATCTCACCTGCACAGGCTAAAAAGTCTCGTTGTGGTAACTGCGCTGCGTTCATTCAAACCCCTAAGATGCTTGCTTGCATTGAATCAGGTCTTGAGATGAACGGCACAGAGATGGATGCTTGGGAAGTCATTGATGCTGGCGACTTAGGCTATTGCGAAGTGTTTGATTTTAAGTGTGCTTCCAAGAGGACTTGTGAGGCATGGATTAGTGGTGGGCCAATAACCGAGGAAGAATATGATGGGAACGACAAATCAGCAAGCAATGGAAATGATGCAGAAACTTATGCAGAAGAAGACTAAACCTGCATCTAAGCCTATGCCTATGCGTGGAGAGCGTACTGCTAAAAACGCAGCAAAGAAAGCCAAAAAATGATGGGCTTGTACGCAAATATCGCTGCAAAGAAGAAACGCATAGAATCACAAAAGGCTGCTGGGAAAACTCCAGAGCGTATGCGTAAAGTAGGTAGCAAGGGTGCGCCTACTGCTGATGCTTTTAAACAAGCAGCTAAGACTGCTAAAAAGAAGTGATTAAGCGTGGGTCAGAGCAGTTTTCTGGCTATAACAAGCCCAAAGCTACTCCTAGCCATCCCACTAAGTCTCACGCTGTTTTGGCTAAGTCTGGTGAGGATGTAAAGCTAATCCGCTTTGGTCAACAAGGGGCTAAAGGCTCACCTGATGGCACAAAGCGCAATGATGCGTTCAAGGCTCGTCATGCAGAGAACATTGCCAAGGGTAAGATGAGTGCAGCGTATTGGGCTAACAAGGTTAAATGGTGAACAACATGAAAATGACAAAAGCTGGTCAGAAGAAAGTTGGCAAGGTCATGGGTGAGTACAAAGAAGGTACTCTGCACTCAGGTAAAGGCGGTAAGGTTGTAAAGAGCCGTGACCAAGCTATTGCTATTGCTATGGCAGAAGCTGCTAAGAAAATGGGCAGGATGAAGTAATGGCTGAACTTAGGGCTACTCCTTACGCTAACCCACTTACAGGGTTAACTAACGATGCCATCCAAGGCTTGCTTGCGTTTATGCAAGACAAGAAGCGCACTCAGCAACTGCAAGGTCTGGGTAATTTGTTGGAAAGCACAGGAATCCCTAAGACAGTAGAACGAGCAGCATACGCAGATAGTCCTAGAGGCTTGCTAGACGCATTGACCAACGTCAACAGGGCTAACGTACCATTCTTAAAGCCAGAGACTGCTGAAGCATTGTTAACCCTGTCGCCAGTACCATCTGGTGCAAATCGTGCTGCTATGGCTGCTGGTAGAGCAGGTGAGCGAGTAGCTGAGAGAGTTGTTCCACAGATTATGGAACGTGGCGGTTTACCTGCTGAGATATTGCAGGGCATGGCTCAGAACACAAGAAGCAACGTATTCCTTGAGACTAAACCTAAAACCCCAAATCCATTGGTTGGCTCTAGATATGAAACCGAATATATTGGTGGTTTAGCCCCTAAAACTCCAACAAGGATAGAAGACACTAAAGGTTCTAGTTTTATGATTCTTCCGTGGGATAGCACCACAAGAAACATGAAGATTAAGAGTGTATCTGATGAGGTATTGCCAGAAGCAGTCATAACCGAAGGCGGTCAAGACTTTGCTAGATTCTTGGAAAACATTGAGAAGGGCATTGGTGGCGCATCTGGCGAATCTATTGCTAAGAAAATCATGCAAAGGGTAAAGATTGCCCAAGAAGAAAATTTGGCTGCTGGTGGTAATGGTCAAGTGTTCATGTTGCCCTCAACAATGTCCACTTATGCTGAAAACTTTTCAACAATGCCTACCGAGGTTTTGTTGCAGTTAATTAAAAAAGCTGACCTGCCAAAATCCAGAATTGACACTATTAACCAACAAATCAGAAGTTTTAAAGACGTTGATGGAAATCAAAACTTTACTGGTTTTAAAGGTATTGAAACTATTGAGGGACAAAAGCAGTTGTTTACTGGCGAAGGTGTAAACGATACGGCTGGTGAATTGAGAAAAGCATTTGTTAACAGGATGTATCTCAAAGACAACCAGAAAGCTATTGGCTTCAATGAGGAAGACCTAGTAAATGCTTTAACAGATGATGCCTTGCGTGGTCTGCCAAGGGGTTATGCTGGCAATACCATTATTAAGGCAAACCCAGAAGGATTGCTCACCCCATCAAACCATAAGTCATACAGCACAAACTTTGCAGGTACTTATGGTGGGTCACTTGAGGGTGGCTTACTTGGTAACGTACCAGTAGAAATCTTGTTGCCTAAATCCTATGGAAAGATTGAGCGTGAGTTTGCTGGCAAACGTGGCGATATGCGAAGCAATGTGATTGGCGCACTAGAAAAGCGCAAGGCTGGTGTATCTGATGTAGTTGACCAAGAGATGATTGACAACTACTACAGGTACATAGCCGAAAAAGAGTTAGGACTCTTGGACTGATTGGAGTGTTAAAAGATGCGTATGCAGGTGTCTGATTGCATCTTCTATGAAACTAGCCAATTCTTCTGGGGGTAGGCTCTTTGCTTCATTGTCATAAACAGCGTCTGTGCTGAGTGTCTTGTCTTGTGTGATGGTAACTTTCATATAAACTTTCTTGAGTAATATTGAACTATAATTATCTCATAATATTTCTTGTATAGCAACCTTGACCAACCCTAGAGGAGTCAAACAAAATGAATAAATTAGAGGTAGGATATTCCGAGAACTTAACCAATAAGGGTAGAGGAAGACCCAAAGGGGCGGTTAATCGGGTCACTAGCGAGTTCAGAGAGACAGTTAAGTGTCTACTAGAGGATAACGCTGATAACGTGTCTAAATGGCTTACATTGGTTGCGGAGGGCGATGAACTTAAAGAGATTCGCCCAGACCCTTACAAAGCATTAGATATGTTGGCTAAGTTGGCTGAATACGCCACACCTAAACTTGCAAGAACAGAGTTAACAGGTAGCGATAACAAACCCATTGAGATTAGCGTTACATGGGCGAAGTAATCGAAATTCCCTATGCGCCAAGGGAACACCAACTAAAGGTTCACGAGTTACTGGAAGCACATAGGTTTGCAGTAGTAGTGGCTCACAGGCGGTTTGGTAAGACAGTCGCTGCTCTTAACCATCTAATCCGTGATGCGGTGCTAAACCAGAAGGAAGCCCCAAGGTATGCCTACATTGCGCCTACCTACGGACAAGCTAAGAGGGTGGCTTGGGACTATCTTGTTAAATATACTGAACCTTTAGGTGGGACTAACAACATCTCAGAACTGAGGGTGGACTTCTGGGGAAGGCGAATCCAGTTGTACGGCTCAGACAATCCTGATTCTCTCCGAGGGCAATATTTCGATGGGGTCTGCCTCGATGAAATTGGTGACCAGAATCCTAAGATATGGACAGATATTGTTAGACCTGCTTTGGCTGACAGAAAGGGCTATTGCCTTTTCATTGGTACGCCTCGTGGACACAACCACTTCAAAGAACTGCGAGACAGGGCTGAGAAAGAGGAAGGATGGGGATTGCTAGAGTTCAAAGCCTCAGAGACAGGGGTAGTAGATGAGGTAGAACTAAAGGCTGCTCGTAATGAGATGGGTGAGGATAAATACCGCCAAGAGTTTGAGTGTAGCTTTGACGCTGCTGTAGAAGGCTCTTACTATGGGCAAATCCTCAACGAGTTAGAAGACAAGAAGCATATGCAAGAGATTCCTAGAGAGGAACTGAGCAGAACATTTACTGCTTGGGACTTGGGAATGGGTGACTCTACGTCTATCTGGGTGGCTCAGTTAGTAGGTACTGAGGTGCGTTTGATTGACTACTACGAGAATCATGGGGTAGGACTTGACCACTACGTTAAGTGGATTAAGGACAATGACTATCTCAAAGCAGAGCATATTCTGCCCCATGACGTTAGGGTCAGGGAACTTGGGACAGGTAAGAGCCGAATGGAGATGCTTGAGGAAGCTGGACTAGAGGTCAAGATTGCACCCAGAATGGGACTAGACGATGGCATCCAAGCGGTAAGAAGGTTGTTGCCAAGGTGCTGGTTTAATGTTCCTAAAGTGCAAACAGGACTGAACTGCCTGAGAAACTACCGCAGAGATTACGATGAGAAGCGTAAGATATTCTATGAAAGACCACTACACGATTGGTCAAGTCATGGCTCTGACTCATTCCGCTACTTAGCCCTTGGATTGGATGAAGGACATTCAACATGGTCTAAGCCCATTAACCAAACTCCGAAGTGGATTGTCTGATGTATGTGCAAATGCAAGGTGTAAATTTAGCACCTAAAGTAAAAGAACTTGAAAAGCGTGTCGAAATGCTTGAAAATATGGTAAAAGAGTTACAATTGGATAAACCCAGAATGGGACGCCCTCCAAAGGACAAGCATGGCACAGAACGAGTTAATGTCGATAATCCAAGCAGAGATTGACGATGCAATTGGATTTATTGAAAGCGAAACTGTTGAGCAGCGCAAACAGGCTCTGGAGGCTTATCTACGACAGCCCTATGGTAATGAAGTTGAGGGTAAATCTCAAATCGTTACTGGAGAAGTAGCAGAAGCGATAGATGGTGCGCTACCTAGCTTAGTTCGTATCTTTACAGGCTCAGACAATATCGTAGTTTTTGAGCCACAAGGCCCGAAAGATGAAGCCTCTGCAAAGCAAGCCACAGACTACTGTAACTGGGTATTCAATCGTGATAACGCTGGTGTAGCCATTCTGCATGATTGGTTCAAAGATGCCTTGATGCAAAAGAACGGCATTGTTAAAGCGTATTGGGAAGATAAAGAAGACATTACCAAAGAGCGTTACTTTGACTTGTCTAACGATGAGTTAGCAATGCTGATGAGTGATGAGACTATGGAGATTGTCGAGCAAGATACGACAGAGTTCCCAATATTTGACCCAATGGGTCAGCCAGTTATAGACCCTATGGGTATGCCTGTGATGGGTGCTACACACAATGTTGTAATGCAGCAAAAGAAAAAGTCAGGCAAAGTCACGATTGAGAACGTACCCCCAGAGGAGTTCTTGATTAGCAAGAAGGCTAGAACTATTGCTGATTCACCTTTCGTAGCCCACAGGCAGATGTTGACTCGTAGCACCTTGGTTGCTATGGGCTTTAACAAGAAGCAAATCGAAGGCTTGCAGATGGGTGATGCACTAGCATACACACCAGAGCGTGTGGCTCGTTATGCAGCAGGTGAGCAACCTTACCAAACGCAGACAGATGACCCCTCAATGCAAGAGATTGAAGTCTTTGAGTGCTATGTCAAAACTGATATAGATGGCAAAGGCATTGCTTCATTGGTTCAAGTGTTTTACGCTTCTAATGAGATTCTTGAGGATGAGAAGGGTAAGGAAATGGTTGAGGAAGTGGACTATGTTCCTTTCCACTCAATCTGTCCTATCCCAATTCCGCACAAGTTCTTTGGTAACTCGTTAGCTGATAGAACAGTTGACTTACAGTTAATTAAGACCACTATCACTCGTCAGATGTTGGATAACTTATATCTGACAAACAATGCTCGTGTGGTTGCGGTGGAAGGTCAAGTAAACCTTGATGACTTGCTGACATCTACTGCTGGTGGTGTTATTCGTGCTAAGTCACAAGGTGCTGTTCAACAGTTAGTTGTTCAGAACGTGGCTAATCAGGCTTTCCCGATGCTTCAGTATCTGGACACAGTTCAGTCTAAGCGTACTGGTGTATCTGATGCTTCACAAGGTTTAGACCCTGCTATCTTGCAGAACGTGACTGCTGCTGCGGTTGCTTCAATGCAACAAGCTGGCGCAGGTAAGATTGAACTGATGGCTCGAATCTTTGCTGAGACAGGTGTTAAGTCTTTGTTTCAAGGCATCTTGCACTTGCTCTGTAAGTATCAGGACAAGGCTCGTATGGTGCGGATGCGTGGCGAGTTCGTAGAGTTTGACCCTAGAACATGGGCTAACCAATACGATGTTTCTATCAACGTAGGTTTAGGCGCAGGGAATCGTCAAGAGCAGATGGCTATGCTGTCTATGGTTCTTGCTAAACAAGAGCAGTTGATTGCTCAGTACGGCCCTGCCAATCCTTACGTTTCACCTGCTCAGTATCGTGGCACATTGGGACGCATGGTAGAGATTGCTGGCTTTAAGGATTCTGCTGAGTTCTACAAAGCAATTACGCCAGAGCAAGACCAGATGCTATCTAATCCTCCTCCACAAGAGCAGCAGATGCCTCCAGAGATACAGGCATTGATGGCTAAGACTCAGGCTGAGATACAAGCCAACCAAGCTAAAGCACAAGCTGACTTGCAGATGCAACAACAGCAGATGCAGATTGATATGGAGATGGCGCAACAGAAGGCTGCTCTTGAAATGCAATTGATGCGTGAGAAAGAGATGGCTAAGTTGCAATTAGAGCGTGAGAAACAACAGGCTTACTTTGCATTGAAACAGCAAGAGTTTGAAGCAGAAGCACAATTGAAAGCAATGAAGATTGGTGCTGGCATAACATCCAACGTAGAGATTAGAGGTTAATCATGGCTACACAAGCAGAACTAACACAGGCTTTAGTTAATCTTTTACAGACTGACCCTAACGCTGCCTATGGCGATATTGTCAAAGCTGCTTCTGCGTATGGCATTACGCCAGCACAAGTACAGGCTACATTTGCAACATTGCCAGCAGGTAACGATAGGACTGCTGTACCTGATTACACACCAGCGCAAACAGCTACGATTAACAATGCTATTAACTCTACAGACCCTATTGCACAGGCTTGGGGTAGAGCAGAGCAAACTGGCGATTATGGTCAGATTGCAGAGTTGGTTAAAGGAATCCCTGCGCCTACATTGTTGTCTAAGTATGGTTTGACAAACAAAGACATTAGTTATATCTACTCTCGTCCTACAGTAACAGACCCATTGTCAACGGCATGGATTAACGCTGAGAAAACAGGCGACTACACAGGGATTGCTGGTTTGCTAAATGGCATTTCTGCTGACCAACTAAAGTCAACATATAACCTTGGTCAAGCAGATATTGATTACATTGCTTCTCGTAATGGTATTGCAGGTAAGTTGCCAGCAAACTGGACAGGTATGCCAATTAAAAAAGTTGGTACTGATACAACTACTATTACTGGTACACCTATTCAACAAACAGCACCAGTTGGTCAATTCCGTGAGTTGTTCCCATCCTTTGCAGAATCCAAGCGTTTAGCGGGTGAGATGGTTGCTAATCGTCCCACTACGCAAAGCATTGTGAATATGATTTCAAGACCACAAGACCCTAACCTGATTTCTGCTTATCAAGCTGCTGAGAAGTCAGGCAACTATGGCGATGTGGCAAACATGATTCAAGGGATGCCAATGGGTAACATTCAATCTACTTATGGATTGTCTAATGCTGATATGCAATACATTATGAGCAGACCAGAAATTGCTGCTTCATTGAATAAAACAGGAACAACTGCTGCGCCTAATTTAAACAATGTCTTGAGCATGATTTCTAAGTGAGAACAGAATGAACTATCAAGAACTGCGTAGTCTTGTTGGTGGTGCTAGTCCACAAAGTGCTAGTTATCAAGATATTATTTCTGGTATCCAAAGCCAGTACACACCACAGACGCAGTTTGCGCCTACACGTTCATTGCTAGATACATTGGGTGAGCAGTTGCCAGAGCAACCAAGAATTGCTTATGGCTCGTTGCTACAGGCCCAACCTAGAAAACTGCCTATACCAATGGCAGCAGTTTCAATTAAGAATCCAGATGCAGCAGCAAGCGTAGATTCTGGCGTTATTAACCTTGGTGCTAATACTGCAAACACAGGGTTAGGCGGTGGTCAAGATTTAAGCAAAACACTTGTTTATAACAATGACTTTTCTAACGCAACTGGTGGAAATATTGGTGGTATTACGGCAGGGGATGTAACAAAGACAGGCTCGTTAGTAACGGCACTTGGCACATTGGCTGGTAGTTCTGACTTGGCTAAAGCTGGTATTGCCTTAAACCTTATTGGTTCTGCTAGTGATATTAAGAGCGAATCGGATGCTTTTAACTTGGCTACCAAGATAGCATTGTTGGCGGCTGGCCCTGCTGGTGGTGTAGTAAACGCAGCAATTGGTGCTGCTACTGGAAACAATCGACAGTTAATTGATGCTTTGGCAGGGTTAGCTAATCCTACTGTTGGTGCATTAAATGCAATATCTAGTGCTTTAACTGGTCAATCATTGGGAACTATTGGTAGTGGATTACTATCTGCGCCAACTGGTTCTGTTAGTGATTTAGGGCTATTGGGTGCAAGCAACTATGGCAATGCCATCGACAGAAGCGCAGCAGACGTTAACGAGATTTTGCGTGATGCGATTACTCGTGGTGGCGGTAAACTGATAGATGACAACTCACAAGCAACAAATGTCTACTGATAAACACCTATTGGCTCAATGGGCTAAAAACTTACTAAATGATGACTTTTTCAAAGAAGTTATAGATAACTTGAAAAATCAGCAGATTAGTGTGATAATTAACACAAGTGCAGAAGAATGTGATAGGCGTGAAGACGCTTACAGGCACATAAAGACTATTGAATTGATTACAGGACACCTAGAAGGTTTAGCCTCGGAAACTGTGATTAAAGAGAAGAAGTGGAAGATTCTGTAGGGTTTACCCTACCCTCCGTCCAGAAGGTTTCTGGCGATTATTGAGATGACAAATGGAAAACACCAACCCTAATGGGAGTGAAAGCCTAGATGTAAACCAAGC